TTTCTCTTAGGAGAATAAAATGCCAAAAGGTAAAGGTACATACGGAAGCACGCGTGGCCGCCCACCTAAAGTTAAAAAGCCAAAATAAATCGGAGTAATGTATGCGTAAAGGGTTGTATGCAAACATTCATGCCAAGCGCAAAGCTGGTAAGAAAATGCGTAAAAAAGGTGCTGCTGGCGCACCAACTGATTCTGATTTTAGGAATGCAGCTAAAACATCTAAAAGTATGCTGAGTAAATAAAGTCATGGCTGAAAAGATTAAATTAATATCCAATGCTTTGATATTGATTGGTGACTTACCAGTTACATCTCTTAGCGGCAATACTCGCGCTGAAACAGTAGCTGTTAATTTGTATGACAATATTGTTGAAGCAGAGCTATCTAAATTTAGATGGGGTTTTGCTCGACGTAAGGCACAGTTAGGTTTAACTACTGAAGTGCCTGTAGGTAATGAGTATAGGAATATATATCAATTGCCTACCGATATGCTTGCGTTAATTAAAGTTGATCCTGCTATTAACTATCAGATTCTTGGCACTAAGTTATACACTAACACGGCTGGCCCTGTTTACTGCGATTACACTGCAAACATACCGCCTAGCAATTGGCCTTCTTACTTTGCAAAAATGATTGAGTATGCACTTGCTATGGACTTTGCTCCAGCTATTAGAGATAGCGCAGCATCATCTGAATCTAATGCAGCTAAGTATCTTAATGCGTCACGCATGGCGCGTTACACAGACTCGCAACAACATCCTACTACGCCTCTCAGGAGCCAGCCATTTATTAGCGTGAGGCAGTAATGGCTAACTCTACATTTATGCAGACTAACTTTGTTAGTGGTGAACTATCGCCGCTATTAAAAGGTCGTACAGATTTAGATCAATATTATGCTGGTTGTGAAACTGCTGCAAATGTATTGATTGTTCCGCAAGGTGGATTAAAACGACGCGCTGGTACTGCTTTTATTGATGAGCCAACAAAACAATTACAAAGAGTAGCAACAACTTACATTACGGCAACTATGCCTAATGGTGGCACTGCTGCAAATTTAAATGATGGTGATAGATCAACATTTGGAACTACTACAGCAGCTATAGGAACTACAGCAAATTATATAGTTGCTCACTATGATGTATTAGTTAGTTACGCTGAAAGATTAGATTTTATAAATATTTACGACATTCAATTTACAATTAATAATTCTGATTTTGATACATTTACTGTTCAAGTATCTACTAACAATACAACATGGACAGATATTGGAAGTATGTCTGTTAACGGTGAGCTTGCTTCTTATCAATTTAAAGTTCCTGATAATTTTGTTGCTTCTTACGTTAGAATAATTCGTTTAGGAACAAAAAATTTAACAACACAAAAAATCCAATTAAGTGAATTAAATGTTTTACTTGAAGATGTTGGTGGGCCAACATCATGGGTTGATCCAGTTCCTTCTGAAGTAAAAACATTTGAATTTAGCATAGCTACAGATAGGCATTATCTTTGCGTAGCAACTGGTGGTGTTGGGAATGTTGGCATTAATGCTATTGGAAGTATGGCTTTTTATCGCATACCTCACGCTGGATCAACAGTAACCACTTTTGTTGGAAATGTCCCACTTCCTTATTCATCTCCTTCAATACCAGAATTACGTGCAGCGCAAACTGAAAACGTAATGCTTTTGTTTCATCCAGAATATCCATCTAAAAGAATAATTAATACATTTCTTAACAGTGTTGATTCTTTTGTTATTGATAACATTCCTTATTCTAATGTACCTCAATATGATTATAACGATTCATTAAGCCCTACTCCGTCTAATGATGTTCAAAGATTAACATTTTCTAGTGGATTTAAATCGGGTGATACTTATCAAATAGATGTTGAAGGAGTTGTAAGTAAAAATATTACTTATGTAGGAGGAGGCAGTTCAAATCAGCAAAATTCTACAATATTTAATTTGCAAAAAAACTTACAAGAAATGCCTGTGTTTGGTGAAACAGGTGTAGATGTTACTTTTGTTTCTGGCAATATTTATGACATAACTATTTCTGGAGAATCAACTAAAGATTTTGAATTATTTTCTGGTTTTCCTACGGCTGGCACTGCTTCTAATCAAGTAGGATTTGTTAAAACAGCAAATGGTGTACCGCGAAAAGAAGATGTATGGAGTGCCGTAAGAGGCTATCCAAAAATGGGCGCATTCCATGAAGGTAGGTTATGGCTAGGTGGGGCTAAGTCTAAACAACAAAGTTTATTTGCATCTAAGTCAGGATCGTTTTTTGATTTTTTCTTTGAAGAAGGTGATGATGATGAAGGGATGTTTATTACAATAACATCCAAAAACTTAACAACTATTGTTGGTATTAATTCAGATCGTGGTTTACAAGTATTTACTGCTGGTTCTGAGTTTTTAGTTAAAGGTAGTACGCCAACTACTGTAGCTATTGAATCTCAAACACAACATGGATCATCTAATTTAGAGGCAAAATCAATAGATGGTGCTACGTTATTTGTAGATCAAAACGGCAAATCAATTCGACAATTTGTGTATAGCTTTAATGAAGATGCTTACACCTCTAATGACATATCTGTTTTATCTTCTCATCTTATAAAGCAACCAATAGATTTAGCGGTGTTAACAGGCACTACTTCAGAAGATTCTAGTTGGGTGTTTATTATTAATACTGATGGCACTGCATCTATTTTAAACACTGTTCGCGCACAAGACATAAATGGCTTTACTCAATTTATTAGTGCTGACTCTGGGCAATTAAGTGATGGAGCAGCTATTCCTAAAGATGTATTTTCTGCATCAGTTGTTAACAACGATTTGTTTTTAGTAAATAGATATAGAGCTACAACTGGAACGCCTTATACATACAGTATTGAAAAATGGGATTTTGATAGATTGTTAGATGCATCTATTATTTTAGGTAACGTATCTGCTACAACAGTTTCTCTTGGCACTTCTCATTTTAACAATGCTACTGTTAGTGTAATTGGCAGTGGAAATAATTTAGATAACCGAACAGTTTCTAATACTGGAACAATTACATTAACAACAAATGAATTATCTGGTGGCCCATTAAATTTAGAAGTTGGTTTAAACTTTGTGCCGACTGTTAAACCTATGCCTCTTAATACTAATATGGGCAAAGGTCAGAATGCTATGAAACAGAAAAAAATAACAAACATGAACTTTAGATTTTATGAAAGTGCTGGCATTTACATTGATGGCAATCCATCTCCTATAAGACAAATGACAACATTTTATAATACGTTTGCGTTTTTAATAAACAGTGGAACGCCTGTAGTTGGTAACTCTTACAGCGTTAATGGTGCAACATATTTTGCAAATAGTTTTGTTGGTGCTATTTTAACTGCAACTCGCACATCTGGGCGAGGAGCATTACCTGCTTCTGGTAATTTAATAGGAACGCCTAATTTAACTTATTTATCGGTTGATGCAACTAATAGCCCATTAGGTGAGCCATTTGAAATACGGACTGGTATTATTGAAGACAATAATGGCGGTAATGGCTGGGGTATAGATGTTGCACCATTAATTACAGTACCTGATGCGGCACCATTTCATATACAAGCAATACAATATGAGGTTGAGTCGTCGTGAATTTAACAGTTCAAGACAACATTTATAAGTTTCAGAAGTTAATGCAGTCTGTTGAAAACATTGATTTAGCTGTCCAACATCATTTTTCTAAAGGCTTGTACGCCAGAGAGTTATTTATACCAAAAGGAGTTTGTTTAGTTGGAGCGTTACACAAGACTAGGCATATGTTTATGGTTGTTACTGGTACTTGTAGAGTATCTAGCCAGTTTGGTAACGAAGAAATAACAGGGCCATTTATTGGTGAAACACAGATAGGCACTAAAAGAGTAATATACGCAGAAACAGATTGTGTGTGGATGACTTACCATCCAACAGATTTAACTGACATAACAGAAATAGAAGATGCTTTGTTAGTACCGGAGGAGAATTAGATGGCATTTGTAGTAGCAGCTTTAACAACTATAGGTGCAGGTAGTGTTGCTACAGGTGTAGCACTTACTCTTGCAGCTACAGGAACAGCACTTAGTGCTTATGGTCAACGTCAAGCGGGTAAAGCGCAAGAAGACCAAATGAAAGAACAAGCTAGGCAAGCTAAAATTGCTGCTGACGGTGAAGAATTAAAACGTCGAGAAGAATTAAACAGAATATTAGCAGCTAACAATACTGCATTAGCTGCTGGTGGAATAGCCACGGAAGGTAC